GGGCTGTAAGTCTAGGTTTACGGTGTTCCGAGTATCAGTAACGCGAACAATCGGAGCAGATGCGCCAGATGCTTGAACAAGTGCATTAGGGCTAGTAGTGCCAATCCCTACACGGCCTGAGGAGTCGATGCGGACGGCTTCACTTCCTTGTGCGCCATTAGAAACTGGAAAAAGTCTAAGCGCGGGAGTAGTAGATCCGTCCGAACCGGCCATCATGTAGCCGTATTCTGCGCCCGACGTTCCCCTAGTAATTGCAAATGTTGTATTAGAGCTTGCAGTGTTAATGTGTAGCGGAGCAAAAGGGCTACTAGTCCCCAGACCTAAGCGGCCGAAGCTGTCGATGCGGGCTTTTTCTGATCCGTCAACGCCAAACGCAAGAAAACTGTTGGCTTGAGAAGCCGCATTGTCTGAGACAAGAAAAAGGTTCCCGCCGTCCGCTTCAATGTGGGCATATCCACCATCCGAGTCCTCAAGACGAAAACGAGGGGAAGATGCGCTTAGATGAAGAGTAGTTCCAGGGTTTGCCGTCCCCAGACCTAAACGGCCACTTGAATCAACAAACAACCTCCCCGACCCATTAGTTGAGATGGCTACTTGGTCTGCGCCGGGGCTATAGACGCCAGTATTCAGGTCACCATTGAAGGTAACACTGGGGGTTGCAGCAGCTCCAAGCCCAAACTTAACAGTCTGTCCATCAAGCTTAGTAGCAGCAGTAGCAGCCGAAACGTTGCTCAGGTTTTCTTTGGCAAGAGGATGACCACCTGCCGTGGCGTTGTCATGAACGACAACAGTATCTTTATCAGTATCAACGGTGACCTCACGAAGGGCACCAGTAAAGGTTGCGTGCTCAGCAGTAGTGCCACCACGCAGTTGAAGTTGATCAGCCATTTTCGTTAATTAGTAAAAGATCAAAGAGCACCAAGATTGGTAAGGCTACAACCGATAGCACAGTTGTATGCGGCAGTGCCGCCAGATTCACCGGTGAAGAAGTTACTGACACATCCGGTACTAAGGTTTCCAAGATTGATAATTTTTGAACCGGCAATGCCAGCCGCAGCATTATAAAGATCAAGGAAAGATTTTTGACCAAGACTAATTGCTTGGCTAGCAAGAGTAATGGCTTGGTTCGAAGTAATTACGGCTGTATTGGCATTTGTATCTGCTGTGTTTGCCGTTGATACAGCCGCTGTTGAATTGCTAAGAGCAAGGTTTGCGGTTGCAGCAATTCCATTAGCAGTTGCAGTTGCTGCGTTAGCCGTGGATATAGCGGTTGCAGCGTCTGAAGCCGCACTGGTAGCTGTAGCGGACGCAGCATTGGCCGTGGTATTTGCAGAATTGGCAGTACTAAGAGCATTATTAGCAGTTGTAACTGCACCTGCTGCTGTACTTGCTGCATTATTAGCAGTAGTATTAGCAGACGTGGCAGTTGCACTGGCTGCGTTAGCTGTGGTTACCGCATTACTAGCATTTGTTGATGCAGTATTGGCCGTTGCTACAGCCGCACTTGCATTTGTAGATGCCGTGTTGGCGGTGCTCACAGCAGCACTAGCATTAGCGGAGGCGGTGTTAGCTGTGCTTACCGCAGAGTTAGCCGTAGATACAGCACTGTTGGCCGTACTGATGGCTGTGTTAGAGTTAGTAAGGGCAGTATTAGCAGTTGCTGTTGCCGATGCTGCTTCGTTGTCTGATTCTTGACCAAGATAAATCAGTTGGTCAAAGTTATCATTCAGGTCAGATGCCCGAATTGAAGAACCAGGAGAAAAGACCGCCTGAAGGGCCGTATCGTCAGTTTCCCGATAGATACGAATAGCCGCCCCATTAGCTGGAGCGGTATTAAACTGAATGGTGGTAGCGTTGGCAAAGGTGTATGCAGTTGTGACGGTTCCATTAAGGGAAACCTTAACGTCAGCCGTATCAAGATATGGGAAAGCAAACGAGTAAAGAACCGTAGATCCATTACCCGTATAGGTATTCTGAGTGATTGCCATCACTAATAGTTAGTAAGTTCCTCAAGGCGCTGGGCCTCTTGGTTTGTCATGGTTGAGTAGAACTTTTGCGGCTTATCAAGTTCGTAGTTACCGCTTTCAAATTGATACTTCTTCTTGTTAAGGCGTTCCAAAGAACCAGCAAATTCAGCATCCTGGGCGGCAAGCTTTACAAATGCGTAATCACGTGCCTTGTTCCAAATATTCTGAACATTCTCATAGACCTTTGGTTGCTTAGAATCAAAGTACTTCTTGTCGGTACCTAACCTACGATTCTTCCAGTTATCAAGATCTTCCTTGAAGTACGGCTTAGCGATTTCTGCTGCTAATTGATCACGCAAACCATAATTAAACATGGTAGTACGGATGAAGTTTTTTTGCTCAGCAGTAAGGGGCATTCCGGTGCGGTGACGATCAAGGTCGTCTTTCCATTTGTATCCAATGGATTGCAACATGTCAACCACTGGATCCTTGTTTTCAACGCTAATCTCAAAAGGCACGTTGGCATTCCACAAGCCTCCGTTCGGATTCTTCATCGGTTTCCCGGTAAAGACACTGATCATGGAGGGGCGGAAGTTCCGATACCCAGGAATAGACGTTTGAAGACTGCGATCAAACTCATCAGAGTATTCACGCATATATTCATCAAAGGTATTAGACATGGCACGACGGAAACCAGAACCAATTGCTTGGTTATTCATGAATCCAATCATACCACGAATGGCATTTTCGCTTGTCCAGTTCTCACCGTTGGTAAGTTCCGCCATAGCGGCAATACCAGAGAAGTAGCTCTTTTCGGTAAGGCTAGCACCAATACTAAAGATAAGCTGAGTGCTTAAGCGATCCACAAACTCTTCCTTCAAGCCATAGGTTTGCCACACACGAATTGTATCTGACACCGCAGCAATGATGTTAGAGAGGGGCTCAACCATGTTGTAGGAGATGTACTTGTCTCCAAACTTCAAAGAACGAGGTTTGATGTTAAGTTCCTTCCACCTCTTATGCTCTTCGGGTTCGGTGAGGTGACTGGGCATGTTACCCGTTACCAAACCAGCCGAAGCCATAACACCAGCAGCAGTTACTGCCATCACACCAATTGCTTGACGGCCTTCGTATTCAGCAACCAGAAGTGGATCACCCGACTTCATAGCAGACTGGTAGTTCTTAGAAAACCGAGCAGTCAAAGGCAGGTGTTCAAACTGATAACTAATGATGTTTGCGGGGGTACGAATAAAGGGAATCAGAGCCTTACCAAGGGGAACGGAATCGATGAATCCAGCAAGCTTACTGGCATTTTCCCATGGATCACTTTGGAAGGTACCCACGTCTGCATATTCAGCAATAGCCTTACTTTTGATTACCCCTGTGTTAGGGTCAATGGCGTTCTTGTATTGGTCAAGATACGTGGTAAGGTTACGCTTCCAGTTGGTCGGATCTTCCTTATAGGCCTGATAGGTTGCTAGTTCATCAATCCGTTGCCGCGCCAGGATGGTTTTGAAGTAATCATCCATGCCCATCATTAGACGCTCAGGAATAGCCAGGGCTTCTGCAAAGCGGTAATGGAATTTCAGGTAACCAACCATCCGTTGTTCGGTAGCCGTTTCAGCAATGGTTTCCAGGTTCTGAAGTTGCGCAAGCGTTTCCGTCTGTTGCATAATCCGGTTAGGCGTTGCCTGAATCGGAATACCAGTACGGATGGTCCTGCTGGCCACCTTAAACGCTTCTGAGGCGCTGCCCATGATTGCTTTGTACCCAGCCAATCCAGCCCGCAATGTAGCATCATCACCTGTAAAGGCTCCTCGAAGCGCAATGCTAGTAGGCCCTTCAACAAGGCGATAGACAGTACCACCGTTACGGAAGATGGTCTTGGCACCAGACAGAATCGAGTTATAGAAGTTACGGGTTTGAACCTTACCCCAGATGTCACGAGCAGTCTGTCCAAAGCTGATAGCCTTGGTAGGATCACCACCAGACAGCACCATAGCCCTGGTTAAGGTACGAAGCTTTTCAAGACCCTCAGCATCACCACGACGATAGGCATCCTTGGCTTCCTTAGCAAACTTACGAAGGCGAGCAAGGGTAACGGGAATGTCTTCGCTTTCAAAGCTGGACATAAGTTGAGCAGCATCGCGTGCCTCCATGTTAGGAGTAATGCTAAGCTTCAAGCTATTGAGAGATCCACCAAAGAACTGAGTGCCAGTCTTGTAGAACTCAAGCAAACCAACATAACGATCAATCAGGCGCTCATAAAAGTTAAAGCCTGCAATTTGACTGGTATCTGCATCTTCTGCCAGTTGAGCCAGCTTATAGATGTCATTAGACCAGTCAGCAATGATGGCTTTAGCTGCGATCAGGGTTTCATTAGTAGCCCCAAGAGTACCACGTTTGGTTCCAACAACAAGTTCACCAGACTGACCAAGAAGACGTTTGACAAGATCTCCTTCATCTCCGGTAAAGATCTCATCGTAGGGACGCATACCATCAAGAAAATCTTGGTAGATCCGAGCTGCGTTATCAAGAACCTTACCAACACTCATGCCGCTTTCCTTGGAAATACGGAGAACATCTACGTCCTTGGAGTAGCGGTTAAGGATCTTACGTGCACCATCCTTAATACCAGCACTTTTGATGGCTGATTCCGTCATAACAGAACCAGAAGCGCCATGAACACTAACCTTGCCAAGACCAGGGAAGCCTTCCTCAAGGTTGATTTGATTCTTGGCTACGCTATTGATGTCTTCCGCGTTAATAGTGCGGGTGTTCTCAAACGGCAGCTTCTGGGTGGTAGGATCCAACTCGTTGTCGATGTCGTCTAAGAGATCATCTCGTTTGTAGTTAAGATCATTAAGTTCCAACTCAAGCTGTTGAACTTCGTCTGGATCGGTGGTTTGAGCTAGTTTACGGCTAAGCTCCAACTCTTGCTCATCCAGTTCATCCAACTCTTCCGTACGCACCTTAACGGTATTGTCGGTTTCTGCTTTGGAGTTTTTGGCTGATTGTTGGATGTTTTCATCAGACGCATTAGCAACTGTATCGAGACCCTCTTTAATGGCAGTATCTGGATCAGCACCACGCTTCAGGGCGGCCCTAGCAGCCCGATAACCCTTGGCAAGTGCATCGATACCACCGTTGAAGATGGGGTTCATTACAGCGCCTTCTCCAAGGCTCTTAACGCGATTAAGGAAGGGGTCTCCATACTTATCTGTGGATAGACCAAAGATAAAAGATTCCCGATAAGCCTCAGGAACAAGACCCTTTACCGCTTCCGACATGTTACCGTCTTTGGCATCCGTAAGGAAGAAATCAGCAATAGCACCAGGAACAAGACCTTCCTGAACAAAACGGCTTGCTTTTGCTCCAACACGAGCAACACCTTTTACATCGGCGGGAATTGGTTTAGATCCAAGCTTTGCCCCAGGTACATTACGCAGGGCACGGGCCAGAAGAATAAAGCTTAAGAGTTTTTCACCGGCAAGGCCAAGCTCTGTTTTTGGTGCTTTTGTTAGCTCGGTATATGCTCTAACATAGCCTTCGTCTGAAGACTTTTTACCTTTGTTAACAGTATTGTTTAGGTACCATTGGTAACCAACATCAGCTATCCCTTCAATGGGTTTGGCAACAGCACCGATACCAGTACGGATAGTTTCCGTAGCGGCAGCCGACACTGGGTTGGAGTAAGCTTGTTGTTCTAGCGCTTTTTCAATTGCCTGAGTTTCCTTGCCGCGTTTTGTCCGCAGTTGTTGACGTTCCTTGGCAATAGTGTCTGCGCTTTTCTTATCTCCAGAGATGTTATCAATGAAGTCAAGAAGAGGGATGTTGACGTTTTCTTCAAGGTACTTACCAACAGCATCAAGTTGACCTGGCTGCATCTGAGGCATCAGGCTTTGAAAGATCTGCTGGGGTTGTTGGGCAGGAGCTTGTTGAGGTTGGGCAGCGGCTGCTTGTTGGCGTTGTTTAGCCTGAACTTCCAGCTGTTGCTGCTTTTTCTTGTTGTCTAATGCTTGGTTTTGAAGAGCTTCCAGCTTATCAAGATCAACTGGACGGAAAGCTTCAAGATCAGCCATGTAATAAGGTCTCCGCAGAGAAAAAGGGGAAGAAAGGGTCCCCCTCTCCGCAGAGAAAGGGACTTATTTGTAACCTAAAGATTGAACAACACGACGACGTAGCTTATCAAAATTACGATAAGCCTTCATGCTACCACTGCCACGTGGGGCTGGGGCAAGGAAATCAATACTAGCAATCGTACCATCCGCAGATCGAACATTACCAGTACCGCCTTGAGTGCCAACCAATTGACCAGCAGTTACTTGTTGATTCAACCGCAAAGGAGTTCTGGAAGCCAAGTGTCCATAAAGAACATCGACTTGCTCACCAGTTTCTGGATCTGTGGATTCAATGACCACATAGTGACCATAGCCGGGTCCGTATCGAATGTCCTTAACAACACCAGGCAGAACCACAGGAAACTGTTTATTTTCAAAGAAAAGATCCACACCAGGCTGGCCTGATGGGCTTTCATAATTAACAGAACTAAGCTGCTTACCAAACACGGAAAGCTCTTGTGCGGGCAGTTGCGGGGCTTCTCTTCGTGTTTTAAGACGATTCAATTCAACCTGCAATTGCCGACGTTGCGTACCAACAATGCGTGGATTAGCAAGCAACTCTGCAATTCTTGGACTAAGGCTACGGTTCTGCTGATAGGTAGCAGCGCCTTGACCAAGTTCGTTGACATCAAACGGAATGCTTTGCTGTGCGGTTTGACGACGCAACAACTCAGGCACGGATACCCCAGCCGTCTTCGCAAGAAAAGCAACATCGGAAGGAGCCTGACCTCCACTTTTCATCGTGTCAATTGTCACCTGAATACGATCTGGATCTAAGACCAAATCTTTAACAGACGAGGTAACAGCTGGAACACGAGTCAAGGCGGTGTTAATCAGGTTAAGCCCAGTCTGACCGTTAGCGAGACGGTTCGGTGTTCCCATGCTGGATTGAGTAATCCTATTGCTTTTTGGAGCAGCATAGAACGTAGGAACAGTTACGTTGCCTACCTTTTTGGTATCAAAGAACTCTGGAATCAACTGAATAATTGTTTCATCCAAAACCTTCTGCGCTTGAAGTGGATCGGAGATTTGACCTGTGCTGATCTTTTGCAAGACCGTAGCCATCGCCAATCCACGGATACCAGTCACCGCAAAGGCAGACTGTTGAACAAAACCCTCGTCAGATCCAACTTGACCTTTTAATAGCTCACGAAGTTTACCTCGGACTTGATTATCAACCGTAGCCTCACTAGGAAGCAGCTTTTTGAAATCAGCAGCTTCCGCAAACTTCTGAGTGCCACGTTGGTAGGCTGCATCAGAGATGTAACCAGCCGCTCGCAAAGCCTGAAGTTCAGCAGCACTTTTAACGGTATTAAGAAGATCCTCTTCTCGTCCAGGATTCCAGTTGGGGCCTTTACTGGTTAGCTCAGAAAGTGCTTCAGTAGCTTGTTTGGGATACTTTGTTTTAAGCTTTTCAAGCAGATCAACCGCTTCGTTATACGTTTGAGCGTTTGGTTTTGCATAGAAAACTTTGATAATACCTTCAGCTTCAGAGGCTGCTGCCTTATCAAGTTCCCGTTGCTGTGCTTCGCCTGTTTGTGAGATGAACTCAGAAATATCCGTCATCTCATACCGATCACCCCAGGTACCCAAGTTGGGATTTTCTGGATTGATCAGGGTTCCCTTGTAAGCGGTAAACAGTGCATCGGCACCACGAAGATCCTTGGAAGCAAGCGTACGGATGACATTCTTCATAACGTCATGCGTTTCATCGTTGCCTGCCTTACGATCCATGTCATTCAGCTCAATCAGTCTCTTGTTGAGATTACTGATCGTAGTTTGAGCAACAACCGGATCTTTGGTCATCAAGCTGGAAGCCGTAAAGATAGAAGTCCGAAGATCTTCCCGTTCGTTGGCTTCCCGAGTCTTGATGATTTCCCTCATCCTCTGACCAAGGATCTCAGCCCGCACACGCATCATAACAGGAGAGGCGTGTTCCGCAAGGATGACCGGGTTGATTTGATTCAAACCAGATGCTTCAATAAACTTTTGCATACCCACGTTCCAGGCAGCATTAAGTTGCTCTGGTGTTTGTGTTTGACGTGGAGTAAACCGTTCAATCTTACCGTTAACAGGAACCTCAATAGGTTCATCACTTTTCAGAAAGTTATCCAAAAAGGATTCAGCCTGTGATACCGCAGCTTGGGTTTTACCGATAGCTTGACCATAGGCCCTCCACCCCTTAACCGCAGGAGCTTGCTGGTAGATACTTTCAGCAACCGTTGGGTCTACCTGACGAACCTCGCTAACAGTTTGCATCTGAGCATCGTTAGCTGTTTCCAGTACCTGTTTCTTGTCAGAGTACTGTTGATAAAGCTGCTGGTTAAGCCTTAGGTCACCATTAAGAATATCAGCAATGCCGAGGTTCTTTTGGGTTTCGTTGTACTTGGTTTGCTTTTCAATAACAAACTTACTCAGGGTATCACTGAATCCAGTCAGTGCATCCAGGTTTTGTTCGTTTTGAATTTCAAGATCTTTACCAACCTGTTGAAGTTGATTCAGGTAAACTTGATTATTTTCACGGTAGGTTTGGGCAACTTCCCGATAAGCCTCACCAAGGCGTTGTGAGTTATCATAGACTTGTTGCGGATTAAATCCACGCTTTAGTTCGGTACCTTCAAGCTGGACCCTCCGACCTTTGGATTCATAAATTGCCATTAGTTGTTAACCTCCGTAAGCTTTGGCTGCCTTATTCAAACTAGACAAACCGTCCCCTTTAGGGATTTTACCTGTTCCGGCGGCGGGTGCTTTAAGGGCTGAGTATGTGCTAGCAGCGCCCAAAGCAGACTCACCAATTCCAAGCAGCAATCCAGTAGCATTAGGACGCATCACAGCAGCCGGAGGCGGAACATAAGCCTTGGTAGGTTCAAACATCCGTTGACTTGCTGCCAAGTTATTTTGGCTTTCTGCTTCTGAATAAATGTCTTGAACATTCAAATTATAGCTTTGAGAGGCATACCCAAGGTTGGTACCAAGGTTAGCAAGATCTCTGCCATATTCTCGTTCTGCATCGGAAGTCAACAAGGCAATAGATTTACCTGTGCGACCAGAAGACAGAACCGTTCCTTGAGCTTGAATCTTTTCGATAAAAAGATCTTGGGCACGCTGTGCTGCTTCTGCTTTCTTTTCGGCAAGAAGCATCTGCTCACGTTGGTATCCGCGATCCGCAGCAGCACGGTTGGCTTCAATGCGATCATTGTATGCCTTTTGGCTTGCATCATACTGCTGACGTTGGATTCCGTATTCGTATTCCGCCTGACGTTGGCGGATCTGGTAATCCTGTTGGCGAAGTTGTTCTTCGTAGGTAGCGGCGTTCTGTTGTTGCTGATACTGAGCAATAGAAGAAACAGCACCAATTACAAATTGTCCAATCGCTACTGCGGCGGCTGGGAGACACATGACGTTAGTTTAGCAAATTCAACGTAGGTGAGATTTTGTGGACCAACACTGACATAACGTAACTTTTTGAATCCAAGTAAATGCAATAATTTCATGTGCATTTTATTTCTTGGATCTGCTATGTTATGAAGCATGGCGTAGGAGGTTTGTTGATCGACCCATTTCTTAGCCTCCTTAAAAAAGAGTTTGGGATAGGGGCGGAGAAAGTCTGTTGTTAACATCCATATGGCTCCGCTGTGGGCATCTGTTCTGGATACCCCCGCCATCCCACAAATGTTTTGTTTAATAGTAAAAGTAATTGGATTGTCTGAATGCTGATATGAATTGGGCAGAGCTATGATTGGATCATAACCCCACCCCAGCAATTCATTTCTATCATCCGCCTGAAGGTGCTCAGCGACAAAGAGCGCATCGTCAAATGTAGCTGGACGGATTTCGTGGATCATACGGCTTTAATGCCTTTGTTGTTGTAGGTTCCTTCCCAAGTCATTGTAACCAAAGCCAAAGGAAAAGGAGCATTGCAGATAATACTAAGGTCAACGTCTTTACCCTTTGCCATGATGGGAACAATGTTTTCGGCAGTTCTCAGCATCGGAGCTTCGTTGAACTGGTTTTGGTTTGCAGTGATCTGAGGCAAAGTAATGGTAAAGGTAGTCCGACCTGGAACGTCAAGGGACGCTTCAAAAGGACCAGACTCATGGCTATAAAAGCGGACGCGATGAACAATGGGGACATTCATCTCATCTGCAACTTTGTCCTTTTTAACGTAGAACCCAGGGAATCGTGCCGTGGAGGTAATTTGGTAACCAAGAGCAAACTGTTCGGATGTTTGATCTCCATCTACCGTTACATAATACTTCTGTCCAGCAGGGGCCGCAGCATTGTATTGGAGGGTTGGATATTCAACAAAGGAGTTATCGTTCGGACTAATTTTCACCACACAGGGTTGACCAGCGGCAATGTTAGCCCCTTCGTCAAAGAAGATCTTTGTTTCATCCGTGGCTGAAACGTAGGCCTTGGCTGGGTTGTAATCAAACAAGTCCATTCGAAGATCAATGTACTTATTTTCAAACAAGATAGCACCACCAGGAGTCTCCGTCAACAGCTCCATCCGACAGAGCACGGGTTGGGTATCGCCTTGAAGAACAATAAAGACTTCATCCTCGTGAAATTCAATAAGCAAAACCGGTGCTGGGAATGTCCACTTGAACCACGAAGCAATCAAGCGTTCTTGGTCTTGGGTATAATACCGGAATAGGTAAACGGTTTCTGGTTCTTGTATTGTTGTGAATCCAAACAACGAAGCACTAAGCGTATTGGTAATTAAACTAATTCCATTAGGAATATAAGATGGAATCAGCTTGCTTAATTCTTTCTTAAGAGGATTAGCATCAATGTTAATGGTTAGTTCGTTGACCGCAATGGAGGTTTCGTTTTCCTCCACAACCACAACCGTGCTACCAAGATCAAGTGGTTTAATTTCCGTTGTATGACTGAAACTTGAAATCAAGTTAAGCTCAGCCGTTGCCGGAGAGAATGCTTCGGATCGTGTCTGAAGAATGTATTGCGCATTATCCGCAAACACCAGCAAACCATTGGATTGCTGAAGAGCAAACCTAAACTCAACCCTAGTGGTAGAACCAGCAGAGATGTCAATTGGATCACTATCAACAACTGTAATTACCGTTGAAGGGTAAAATGCAAGGAACTCACCGGCCTGTGAACAGACGATGTTCTCCTCACTCATTAAGATCAGACGGTTCTTAAAGAAGGAAATACCAGAGATTCTACTTCCAACAAAGCTAGGGCTTGGAGCTGAATTAGCATCACCAACCGTACGTTGTGACCAATACTGTGTGGCCCAGGTACTACCAGAAATAGTAGCAGAGCCAACCGTCGTAATGGTAAAAGTATCTCCTTGGTTGTTGGAAACTACGTTGGTGGCAGTATAGCCTTGACCTGCTCGGATAATCTCAACACCAGTAATCTGCTTTTGAGCATTGACACTGGTTACCCTGAGACGGAGATTTTTACCGGTACCACCATAAACGGGAAAGGCTTGTCCTACGTTCCAACGTGCTGTCCCAACAGACGTAACACTGATTACTGTGGGGATGCCCGTAACCGTCGTAGAAAGCACGTAGGAGGCCGCAGCAGACTCGCTAAGTTCTCGGAAGGTATACGTACCATCAGCCTCACGAATCAACGCATGGGGCATCGTGGTGGGGTCTAAGCCAAGAACTTCTCCAGGCTTGATGGTTTCAACCCAAGAGCCAGCACCTTGTGCTCCGCCATTACTCGTTTCAAATTGAACGTAGTAATCATCTCCATTAGTATCGGAGCTACCAGCAACCTTGATCACATAATTATTAAGGAACTGACTAGGAAGATCTTGAATACCTTCAACAGTCCCCTTATACGCAACAAGACCAGTACCGCTCAAGCTACCCGTAGCTTCAAGGCTGAAGTCAGCGTTATTGGCACGGCGGATGTGTATATAGTTAGCAACACCAGTAGCAACAAAAGCAGGGTTTGCGTTAATGGTGCTAACAAGGTTACTAATAATGGTGTTAGCGTTTAGGTTAGAACCTGACGTGGTTGGAGTGTTATAAGTAAAAGCCGTACCATCAATCACCACACGATACGTCGTATCATAGGCAACAGTGGTGAGCGTTACATAACCAAAAGGATTCTGGGCAGCAGCGGTAGTGGCTTCATCTTCAACAATAATACTTCTATTAAGAATAAAAATATAATCGTTGATCTGAAGAACCTCAAGATCAGAACTTTTTGTGTGGGTGGCGTAAGTAGTGGCCGTACCCGAGGGGGTATTGACTGTTTGCTGAATACCACTTTGAGCATCCCACAAACGTACCGTACCATTATTGGTAATCTGAAGAAGAAGTTTTTCGTCTAGTCCTTTACAAATAAAGAACCAGCTACCACCAGACAGTGAATTTTCAATGCGGCGAACAAACTGTGCACCTGGCCTTTTAAGTAGACCAAATGTTGGATCAGGGTAGTAGTTATCACATTCCCTAAGCTGACCCGGAAGCATCAAAGAATCAGGCTGTTGTGATACCCCACCAATCAGACCAACAGTTCTTTGTGAGATAGCAGCCATGATTTATCGAGCAATAGCGCGGAAAGGAGTGTAACTAATGTAAAAGTTTTGACCAGTTTCCTGACCAAAGATATTCACGTCAGAACTGCTGGTATCATAAGCCAAGCAGTTGGAACGAAGAAGAGCTTCATCTTGTGCATTAAAGGTTACCATTTCCTGGGAACCAAGAACACGTCCAGCAAAGACTCGGGTTGATCGTTGAGTGATGTAATCCTTAAAGACCTGAGGAAGATCCTCAAAGTCAAACTTCCAGACAACATCACATTTAATTGTTGCTCCGGCAGTAAACGTATATGTGTGGTTTACTTTGTCGTAAAGTTTGCCATCACGCAATACGGTCTGGTATTTCTGATTGTTGGCATACTTGTTATCCGAAAGTTGAAGTACATTAACAGGAACAAAGATGTTACCATTATTGTCTGCGGTGAAGGGATAAGCAACCTCAGTATTGAAGTGCCATCCTTCTCCTTGTACTTCTCTATCGACTGCATCCAAAACGGACGAAGCAATAGCAATTTCGGGGTTAGCGACATCTAGGCTTACCACCGGGGCCTGCCCGATGCCACTAAGCATCTGATTGATAGCTTGGAGTTGGGTTGTCATTATCGGACAGGAATAAAAAAAAGGGGCTAACCTTTAATAGGCTAACCCCCATACTAAAGCCTAAATTAAATCAGGCAACGTTGCGGAAAGCACCAGCACAGGAGACACGCACAGGGGCAGCACCATAGGCCAGACGGCCCACGATCACATCACCCTGGTAGATCACCTTGGTGTCAGCACCGGTGGTCTGCACAGCAGGACCGATGGCTTCCACAACACCAGCAGCGTCACGGTGGAAGATCAGACCACAGCTGTTGGTGAAGTCGGTAGCGATACCGTAGTTGTTGTTCTCACCAGTCACAGCAGCCGCGTCAATGGCGGTACCGGCAGCAGAGCCGTACTTGCCAAGGAAGGGGATGTTGTTGGACTTGTAGATCTTGATACCAGCGATCTCATAGAGACCTTCGCCGCTGTTCAGGCTACCACCGGCAGCACCGTACTCACGGTTCAGGATGTTGGTATCGACTTGGCTGATCAGGGCATAGTACTGACGAGGAGACAGCACAGCCGCACGACCTTCCTTAGGAGCAGCGATTTCGTCCAGGCGGGCAGCAGCTTCGAAGAAGCCATCAACCAGAGCCTGAGCATCATACTCCTTGCTAGCGCCGAGGTTCACACGGAAGCCACCAGGCTCGCCGGTCACAGCAGCAGTCAGGCCCGAAGCACGATCCAGCACGCGGAAGATACGACGGTCATAGAACTCAGCCAGAGCCTGGCCGATTTGACGGGCGATGGGGCCACGAATGTCGTACTGGGCGAGGGTCTCGTCCAGGTCGTAAACGAACGCAGAGGCAACCAGCAGGTCGTCCATTGCGATGGTGGTCTCAGCCACAGGGGGGTTGCCGCTACCAAGGATAGCAGTACCGGGGGTGTGGAAACCGGCGGTCACACGACCGGTGTGGATGAATTGTGCTTCCTTGCCGTTACGCAGGGTGCGGTTCATCACCAGACCCTTAGCAATGGTAGCATTACGGAAGGCCTCATAGACCTCACCGGTGAAGAGCTTCAGAAACAGAGCCTTCTTATCGCCAGCTTTATTAGCCTGGCCAAGTTGAGTAAGAGTTGCAGTCACAGTTTTTTAAGGGGAATGAAGAATGTGAAACTTGATTCCCAAAGGCCTTTGAGAGAGATTATTTAGTTTTATTTGGGGTTGTCCTTTCATGGGGTATCTGCCGCAGCAGGCCCACTCCAGTCATGACTGGGTTTTTAACGAGGTTGTCCCATCCTCAATAGGCAGGGGGACATTGCAGTCCCCACAATCTGTTAAATCAGATCGCCACTTGCAGCCAGGCGTTGTTCGATGTCAATCCGATAGGCGGGGTCATCACGATAACGAGGATCAGAGATGGCCCGAGCCAGTTCAGCTTGACTACGGAATCCTTTGACGGTATTCTTTACCGACTTACCAGACACTCGTTTGCCCTCAAAACCTACATCGTCTTGATAACGTTGCTTCAGGGCTTGAACAGCAAAAAAGATTGCGTCCTTGTTGCCACTGTTTATCACATTATCAAAGGCAGCCACTTCCTCGGGTTTGAGATTATCTGCTGCCCAGGCAAGGGTTTCGTTGTAAGCTTCAGGTCCGCCAACCGATGCCATGATGGCATTAGCGTCAGTATCCGAAAGTTGTTGTTGCTGAATTGGAGTATTCTTTTGAAGCTCTAAGTACGCATCAATCAATTGCTCAGAAGGAAGCTCCTTAAGCTTTTGGATGGTCTCGGGCTTGAGTTGGCTGGAGTTAGTCCAATACTCATCAGAAGCTTCTTGAAGAAACTTAGCGGTTTCCGAAGTGTCATCGGTGGATTCATCCTCCGACTCTGCCCCTGACTCTGCCCCTTCCTCTTCGGAAGTGGTTTCTTCTTTCTGGCCAAGCTTCTTTTCCAACTCCTTATATGCTTTTTCAAGATCCTCAGCGGACTTGAACTTACCAGCATACCGAAGTTCTGATTCCTCAGCAGCACGCGCCCGTTCATACTTATCGAGGTCACGTGCTTCTTCTTCGGCCATCAGCTTATCACCAATGTCCACAAGCCTCGCTTCGTTTTCAAGCCGGGCTTCGGTATCAGCCGGATCAGAACCGTCAAAAATGATTTCAGCCATAGGTGGTAATTAGTGGATAACAAGGGTAACATTGCCCACACCAGGATACCTCACAGCTTTATGCGTGGGGCGTGCGGTGTCAGTTTTGACAACTGGTTTACCGGCAGGTTTTTTCCTGGGGCTTAGTTCGGTGCTTTCGGGAATCTCAAAGTCCTCAGGATTGAGGGACTGGTTGGGCTCCAGCGGTTCCTTGGACGACATTTTGTACGTTAGCTAAAGTTTCAGCAGCGGCAGGATTCTTAGATGGATCCATAACAGGAGACTTAGCAAAGTCGCTAGCCTGCTCCATCATGGACATTTGCATCTGTTGTTGCTGTTGCATCTTCATTTCATTGTCGCGCTGTTCCTGAGTCTTAATCAGTTGCAGTGGATCAATGCCCTGAGCAGCAGCAAGCCGCTTGATTGCTTCATCGGGGTTGATGTATTTCATCATTGCCTCAGGTCCAAGAGACTGCGAGACGGTTTGAAGGAACATCATCAACGATTCCCGATCTTGTCCACGGCCAATGCCTTCAATGCCCGCAATCACGGTAGGAAAGACAACGCCTTTGGGAAGCTTAGGAAGGATACCAGATCTTTGAAGAACAAACAACTTCCGTTGAAGATACGGACGCAGAAGTTCTGTGGTCAGGTTTCCGTAGATACCACCAAGTTGTTCGTTGAGTTCCTGCTGGGTAGCGCGGACCTCTTCGGCGGTGGTACGTTCCGACTGGCGAACAGTCAGAATTAAAAAGGCTTCACTCAGCCGTTGAGTAAGCTGGGTGATCATTTGATATGCCGTAGAGAAGTCCGCTTGTTTTTGGACTTGAACAACAGACACATCTTCTGGTCTTCCTTGAATGATAGCACCGTTGCCAGCCTTAGCAAGTGTGCTGGGCTTAACAGTAGCGGAGGGGGAAACAAGAAAGACAACCTTAGAAGCAGCAGCAGACCCCTCTACCATGGCTTGCATCAGACCCTCAAGGGACTTCAGATCGCCAAGATACTCTTCAATACGACCACGCCCGTAATCCTCTCCATCAACAATGTTGAAACGAAGGGGAAGCCAGGGGGTAGTATTTTTAGGGGCTTTGCCATAGCTGTCTTCAATAATTTCTCCATCAACTTCCTGACGCCATCGCCACTGTCCATCGGTGAGCTTAGCCCACGTATAAACAGCAACTTCATCCTCACCCACCGTCACATCCACAGAAGGTGTGGCAGTATTATCATCCACGCGATTGATGGATGATTTGGGTTTTTGGAATTGCTCAGGAAGGAATTGACGGTTAATAGATTCAACAGTAACAATCTCGGTGGGTTGACCCTCTCCATCACGGACGACCACAAAGCGGTCAAGAGGGTAAAGCTTAACACCACTCGAACCCATGTAAACCAGGACATTCCCGGTTACAATCAGATGCTTCATTGCCTGGTGAAGGATCACACGATCCTGTGATTCGGCAACGTGTTGCATGATAACCCGCTCCATTTTGGAGAGGCTCAGGTCAATCTCTGATTTGATTCTAGCATCAAGATTTGGGTCCGAGGCGAGTTTACCGTCGTTGATCTGAAGCTTAAAGAACGTAGCTGTTACGGGGAACAGACTAAGCATAAGCTTCGAGGCCATGACGTTTGCGCCTTTGGCACCGATTGATTGCCAAGGAGTGGGCAATTGTTGGCCATTGTAAACACCGGTTGGTGTTAAAAGGTATGGCAAACTTAGTCTTGCACACTCCCTAGCGGTATCAAGGAAGATCGTTCTGTCACTTGCCAAGCGAGCGTAACGGCCAGCAGCAGATTGATTTTCCATTTAATTAGCTACCAGGAATGTTGAGTCCGGTTGCTTGGCCACTGATTGTGCCAAGAGAAGGGGTGGGCGTAGGAGCACGGAAGCTCTTAGCACCAGCAGACTTCTGACGCGCACTACGCATACTAGCCGCAGTCTTAATGGTTCCAACCTTTTCACCCGCACTAACGGGGGACGGAGGAGGCGCAGGAGGCGCAGGCGGGGGAGGAGGAGGGGGCGGCAGTTGAGGAGCCGGAGGGGGCGGCGGAGGGGCCGGAGGAGGTCCACCAAAGCACATGATCTTAATCGTTTGAGGTTTTGTTTTTAAGGTGTTTAATGACGGCAATAGCACCAGCCTGAAAGGCAAGCTCTCGGTCGGTTATATTGCAATCAGGAAACCGATCAGGATACATTCCTTCAAGCTCTTCTATAAGCCGAAGTAAATCAACCCTACCCCCTACAACATGTGTAAGGGGCAGAGGATCCTCATCAAGGTAAGCCATCGTAGAATCTTTCAAGGTAATCAATAGCTTTTTTTAAAGCTTCTGGACTGTCTCCAAATTTACCAATACCGGTATTGCAATCATGACAAAGCAATCCTCGTATTTGTCCTGTTTGGTGGCAGTGATCTACATGAAACGTTCCACGGCCTTTTGAATCAGGTGACATACAAATGGCGCAACAGTAATTTTGTTTAGCCAGCAATTCATCAAACTGATCAATGGTTATTCCAAATTTGGATTTTAAATGGGTGTTGCGTTTTGCGCGTGGATTTAAACGTTGCCACGTTGTCGCTTTTTTATTTCGACATTTACGGCATGTCCCATTTAATCCATCTTTGTTTCTTGGTTCGGGATGAAAGTGACTAGCATTAAAAAAGTGCCGACACTCAGAACACGCTTTAATCATCCGTATTGTGGAAGATCGGTATTTGCCGCCTCAAAAAAGGCGGGCATCCGAGCACGTTGAGTATCTTTCAAGCCTGGGGCTTTACCGCGTTCATACAGCGAATCGGATTGATGAAGCCAAAAATCTTTGTCTAGGTATTTATTTGTTGAAGACTTGAGGCCATCAACTACCCAGCCTACTGTGGCGCGGCGCAAACGATTGAGGCTTGGTGTGGACTTGAGACCCAACTCGGAACAGACCATCGAGTGGATTGCGACGTGTGTTTGTTCGTCGCGGCTGATGTCTGCTGCTGTGGTTCTGATGCCGACATCTCCGTTGAATCGGAAGAAGGGAAGGATGACGAAGAAGACACTGCGCTCCAAAATAGCTGCTTTGAGTATCGGATGCTCAGGCGCGTCAAGCCATGCCCGAAGGATATGCTTGGCCTCGTCTTCATGCTTCAGGTCAGCACCGTGAGCATCAATTACATAATTTAATGCCAGGTCGTGATTCTCTTCATCCCGTTGATTGGAGAGTAATGCCTCTCTTACTCCGGGCGTATTGGGAAGTTCTTTTTCAAGACCTTGTTGAAGAAATTCACGAACAGGCAATTCAAGATGGCGGAGGCCAAGGGCACGCTTAAGCGAATCCTCGGACCCCTCTACCACCTTGCCCTTTTGTACCGCCACAGGGGTCCATTTACGTTTGCGGCTGATAACTTGATCGTAAGGTGACAGGGTTGGGCTCATTCTCCGCAGGGGATACAGGGTTCGTTTTCAGGTTTAACTTTGGGACAGCCGCAGTCAGGATCCACCTCATCTTCAAAACCAAAGAGATCGCGGAAGTCCTCGTCCAGGGCGGCAAGGGCGTCGTCTTTGGCTTGGGTATCAGGCATCACCTGGAGGGAATAATAAAGACTGGTTTGAGGGGAATAGATCCACTCATAAATAAAGTCTCGATCGTAGGTAACAACGTCTGACCAACTGTTGAAGCTGTATCCATGGAAGAGAAGCGTACTTTGGAAGAGACGGACAATGCCATCTGCAACTTCTTTGTACGCGTCCCAGCCTACTTCAGCTGCAATCTCGATGTCCGGCGGGTAGTCATAAGACTGGACTCCGAAAGTGCCACTATCCCTATCGACGTGACGAGAGATAGGAGGGGCCAGCTCGGGGGCAGTAGTATAGCCACGCAGATCGACGTTGTTATAAGAGCAGGAAGCCGTAGGCGCAATAGCAAAGGCACGGTCCATTTTGGCGACTCGTGCAATTTGTGCTGCGATCTCAATGGCTTTTGCAAGTTCAGAGACAAGGAGGTAAGCCGGAGTGTACTCCGGTTGATGAGCATGGAAGTTGGTTAGGGCGTTTCCAAACTCTTTATACGTTACGCCGTTCTGGCAAAGGAAGTTAGCCAGACCAAGAATACCAAGACCAACCTGACGATCAGTCTCAGGAGATAGATACTCACCAGTATCACCCACACCGGTCTTGGCGTGAAGGCTAATAAGCGAACTCATGCCCTCAGTAAATGCCGGAACCAGATCCTCAATACCGCAAGCTCCGAGATTGATATGCTGAAGAAGGCAGGTACCACGACTAGGTAGATACACCTCCAGGCAAACATTACCAAGGATACGCTTGCCTTCAACATCGTAACGAATCTTGTTAAGCCAAATGTCTCCCTTCTTGATACCTTCGATGGTGGCATCAATCAGTTCGTCGCTTGCATACTTGAGGAAGTTTTCATCTACGTTCAGACAACGCTTAACCCAAGCGAGGTCGGCTCGGGAAGCAGTGACAAACTCAATTGCATCAGGATGCGTATAGTCGAGGTGACATACCACAGCACCATTTTTGTAGATGCCGCCCCGACGAAGGGTCTCATTCAACGCCGAATAGATTCGGGCAAAGGAGACAGGACCGGATGCTGTAAGGCCCTTTCCATTCTCTGAACCCCTAGGGCGTAGCTGAGTGAGATGAACAGCAACGCCAGCTCCGTTACGCAGAGCGTGCGAAACAAAGCGCCATGACGCTTCAATGCCCTCAGGCCCCTCCATGGTGTCATCCACTTGGAAGACCGTACAGCTGACCGGTAGGCGAGATTCAGGGTTGTCAATCCAGTTTTGAACACGGCCAGTACGTGCAATCTTGTTAGGGGACATTGGTTTAGATAAGGTCGTCAAGAACAGGAGGTTGGTAGTTAGGGCCTTTGAGAACCTTACCGTCTTCACGGCGAAGAGGTTTCCCATCGACAAGTTTGCTCATATTGGATTCGAACACACGAGTCATCGCAGTGTCCAGGTTCCAGCCACGAGCAGCAGCATATTGATAGCAAACAAACACTAGGTCTGCCAGCTCTTTAAGTTGATTGATTTGGTTGTCTTCGATTTGATCTAAGGTCTTAAACTCAGTATCAAATGCCTCGCAGAACTCATTGTATTCCTCAGTGATAAGGTTTACTTGAAGTTCATGCACATATTCATTAACTGTGTTAATCGGTTGATCCATCGCCTCACGAAAGGTGATGGCTTGTTGGAGCAGCGATGACATTTAGGTGTTGCGGGTTTCGTGGATCTGTTTAATCTTACGTTCAACGTAAGCTTTTACTTTGAGCCAGTCGTCTAATTCAGACTCATAGTTTTTAAATCCAGCACGACACACGTACTTTACCACGTTGCCGGAAAGGTAGTCAAGGTTTTGATCGACAATGAAATCCCAAACCTCAATCTTCCCCCGTTGGTAGTGGGTTGGACTGTACTTGTTCATTGAAGAACTCTCGATAGGCAGGGTTTCGTTGGATGGCTCTGAGTTCTCGGTCCCGTAGAAATCGTCCCACTGGTCCCGGTCGTAGCGATTGTTTGTCAAGGTAGAGTCTGATTCTAAGAATTGCTTGACGACTTCGTAACTCGATCCAGATTGGGATACCGGACAGAATGAGGTAGATAGCGTAGAAGACATTTCGGTCAAGGACATAAACAATAGCAAGCACTAGGCCGATGTCAAGTCCGATGATAACGGAGGTGTCCATAGGATTGGCTCCTTTGTGGTTGAGTTGTACTCACCAGGCCGGAGAATCCGTGCGAGACGAGCGTTGCGAATGGCATCATCAAGCGTCATGCCCGCCTTTTCGTAGCACGAAACAACAGCTTGCCATGGATCCTCAGCTTTAGCAAGGATCTTTTGAGCACCTTTGGCACCAATGCCTGGTACTCCTTTGTAGCCATCCACTGGGTCGCCCGTAAGACATTGCATCCAGAACCAGTAGTCGGCTTCTTCAGGTTTAATAAACTTCAGCTCATCTCCATTAAAGAGATTACAGCTGATCTGTTTCATATCCTTGTCAGGAGAAACAAGAATAAAATCGCTAGGATCGAGATGACATTCCAGACCCAGTGCGTCGTCCGCTTCGAGGTTTTCATAACGAATTGTTTTAAAGTAAGTTTTACACCACTCCAACAACCGCTTGTAACCTACCGGTTTTCGTTTGGTGCGCTTCCCCTTGTAATCTGAATCAATAAGTTTACGGAAGTTCTTACTGTCTGAGAAGTACAACAGTACTCGTTCCGTGTTAAACCTTGTTTGGAGATTCTTGATCTCGGTATTGAATGCTCGGATAACCTCTTTGAAGTTACTAGCAATCGTAATCAGATCATCACCCCAGTCAAGTTCAACTTCATTTACCTGACAACAACGGTAGGCAAAGAAGTCGGCATCAATCCGAAGTTCTGGTTCAATGGCAGTCCGCCCAACTGCTGCCCTCTTTTGCTTCTGAGGCAAGGGGAACACGGAGGTTGTAGTATTCCCCCGCTTGGACGATTGACCATTCGAGTTGGAACTTAGCGTCATTTACTAGGTGCGGTTGAACAGCGAGCTGAATCTCGTCATGAATCCATCCGAGCCATTGATAGTCAATGTCCCAGTTCCATCCGAGTTCTTGTATTTGATTGAAGGCAATTACATTCCACCGCTTACAAACTATTGCCCCTGCTGATTGAAGGAGATAGTTGAGGGCGGCGTGCTTTTTACCTTGGAGTTTGATTGGCCTGCCATCCAACCCAATAAGCACATCAGAAGCAGCAGACTTACTGACGAACTTAAGTAGGTCGTCAAGGCCGGGAATCGCTTTAAGAAACTTGGCGCGAATTTCTTTGCCAAGCTTTTTAGCTTCCGCTTCATCGAGGGACTTATTGAGGGAAGCTCCGATCTTGCGATCAGATGCGCCGTAGATAAACGCATAGGTCAGGGTTTTGACTTCTTTACGTGAACAGCCAACACGGTCGGCATTTTGTTGATGGATGTCTCCATTAACTACAACGTCAGCGAAAGCACCGCCATCAAACTCAGCGAGGTAATGCCCAAGCATACGAAGCTCCAAGCCGGAAGCATCGGCACCAACCTGACGCATACCATGGCCAGGACCAAATAGTTCACGACAACGAGGATCCGAACTCGTCTGCCCAAGATTTGGTCGGCTGTGCGCGTTGCGCCCGGTGTTGGTAGCAAGCTGGCAAACATGGTGGATACGCCCTTCCGGGGTGACCATCTTAAGCCAGGCGTTGTTTCCATCACTGAGTTGTCCAAGGGCTTTTTGAAGCTCAAGGATTCGTCCAAAGGTGTTTGCTTCGTCAGTGTTGATGGATTGAAGTACTCCTTCATCAATCTTTGGTGCTCCGGTGTCGGTGAATTGCTCAGGCTTCCAGCCCCTCCAGGTAGCAAATGCCCAGGCGATATGTTGCCTGCTGGTTGGATTGAACTCCTTGAGCTTGGTGAACTCAGCCCCTTCAAAATACCCTTTGGTGCTGTTGTTCCTCTTGGGAATCATGGTTCCGCCATCAACATACGGGAAGGTTTCTCGCATGTGATCGGCAAGCTGATCCATCTCTGTTCGGAGAGTGGACTCTAGCTTCTGGGCTTTACTAACATCAAAGGGCCAACCTGCTGTTTCTTGAAGTGCCATGATCTTTGCTAGGTCATGTTCTAACCAGACAGCATCAAGGTACTTCTTCATGTTCTTGCGGAAGACACTATTAAACAGGGTCTCACAAACGTGAACATCCTGTTCGCAGTAGTCCTCCATTTCTTGGGACCAATCAGACCAGTCGGTAGTTTTACCAAACTCACCCTTGTAATCACCAAGACGATAACCCCACGCCTCCAACGAATGGCGACCATAGAGTTTGCCAGGCATCCCAATTGGTTTCCTGCGGAAGTCAATCGATAGAATGTCAGGCTGAAACAAGCGACTTAAAATTAGAGTGTCGCATAGCTTGCCGGTTGGTTCAAAGAATGGATAAATTCCTTGAATAACGGGAACATCAAAGCCAACAATGTTATGCCCAATTAGGACATCAGCTTCGGCAAGGATGTTAATTCCAGTGGTGATGGATTCGTGGGTGCCAACATCGTTATATCTCAGGACTTCTCCTGTGTCGATGTTTTTGGTCACGAGACAGTGGATACAGCTTAACCCTTGGCGGGGTAAACCATTCGTCTCTATGTCAAAGACGAGTTTCATAGGCCCCAGTATCCTGGTTCTTGAGTTTCAAGTTCACGTTGCGTGATAGCATCCGGACGCCCGCATTCTTCACAGAAGTAACCACTCGGGTCCATCTCTGAGAAAAAGAAAGCGTCAGAACCGCAGGCACAAACAACACGACTAGAAATCTCCGTAACTGTTTGATCCAGTTGTTGCTTTGGAGTCATCGAACTCAGCAGTAAGGTCTTCGGTCATGCGACCAGTTTCAGAGCTGTAGCAAATGGTTCCGGCCTTTCCAGTTTGGCCATTGAATCGGTTCTTCAGAACACGAATGTTAGCAAAGTTGTTACCTGAGGATAGATTACGCTCAAGAGCAATAACCATGTCAGATAGCTGCACGATGCTGTGAGAGCCCCGCAGTTGCCCAAGGCTAACCTGTTGGCCGTCTTCGTGTCCCTTGTCGCCCTGGGGGCGCTTGAGGTGGCTGATAAGGATCATTCCAACACCAGTCTCTTCAACAAAAGATCGAAGCTTGGTCATCGTAACATCAATGAGCTTGCGTTCATCGTGTGATTCATTCCCAGACATGAGAATGGAAAGGTGATCGAGGATGATCCACTTAACTTCTTTTGCCTGTGCCATGAACCGGCAATCACTAAGTATGGCCTCAGGATCGACTGACCCGAACCCATCACGAAGAAATACCTGTCCCGAACCAAGGGACGATTCAAACGCTGCCTTAAGTTCAGCTTCCGGAAGTTCATTGTTGAGGTGAAGAGCTTTGTTTGCCTTGACGGACATCAAGCGAAGAGCAGTCCGTTGAAGACTCTCCTCAAGCGCAATGTAGCCAACATGCTGGCCTTGGTCAACCAATGATTGGGCAACCTCACCACAAAACGTACTCTTCCCCACGCCAGAACCTGCGGTCACCGTCACCAATTCACCGAGCCTGAGCCCGCTGGTGATGCTATCAAGACAACTGAATGGCCACGCCGCATCCCGACCATGCAACGGCTTGATGGCTAGATCAAAAAGATCACGACCATCAATGACTGTCTTTGGTGAATACGGTTTCTTTTGCCAGAAGGCTTGACGAATGGCTTCAGCATCTTTAGCCATGATGGCTTCATTGGCATCCTTGTAATTGGACAGGGTTGCAATGAATACCTTTTGATGACTGAACAGTTGAGCACACTCTTGGGCGGCTTTTTGTCCTGGTTCATCATTATCAAACAGAAGCACGATTTCGTCGTACCTGTCGATAAATTTGTATTGATGCTGAAGGGACTTTTTGGCGGCCTGTGCCCCGTTGTCGAGGCTTACCACTGGCCAGTTAGGGCGGGCCTGCCAGACACTCAAGGCATCTAGCTCGCCCTCGGTAACAACGATGGTTTTGTTGTTGCCCTTAGCTCCACCAAAGAGCTGCTGACCGAAGAGTTGGTGGTCCTCATTCTTGCCTGACCATCGGAAATCCTTGTCGGGTGTCCGTGCCTTGAAAGCGATCAACTGACCAGCAGCGTCATAGTAAGGAAAGCGAAGAGTTTTAGTCTCCGCATCATACCTTACGTTGAACTTTTTGCAGGTGTCTTCAAGGATACCTCTGGAGCGAAGAGGAACGATGTCCCCGGTAAAGTCCATGCGGAATTGCGGCTTGTGAGAAGGAATAGATTCGCCATCACCAAACTCGTAATGGCCACAAGAAAAGCAATGCCCATGACCATCAGAATAACGACCAAGGGCATCACTACTGCCACAAGAAGGGCAGGGTTCATGCCTTACAAATTCGCTCTCGGAGCTTTGATCGAACAAGCTCATAGGTGCAGAGGTTTGTTTGGTGATAAGAAATCCAGCTTTCTAAGGACTCAAAGATCGCATCGGCCACTTCGTCTGGATCGTACCCATCAGGAACTTCCGCAAAGAAATCACTAAGGTATTCAAGGAGACGCTGCTTGGTGGCAAACGGTGATTGGTAGTTCATCGACGGCCTTGACCACGATACTTCTTAACGCCCTTGGGGGGACGCTTGGACTTTTTTTTCTTGCTGATAAAAACTTTACCGGCAAGGGCTTTGCTGATTTTCATTCAAACCAATCAAGTGGAATGCTGTAATAAGGACACCAAGGAAAGTTATTCTTCTCTGCCCACATCGCATAGGTAGTTTTAGAATCCTTTGTGATGGTATTAAAGGGTGCCTGGAAGACCAAGCGAATGTCCAGATCAGGATGGTGCTTTTTAACGGCAAGCATCTTTCTCCGGTCTTCTGGCTTGAAGTAGCCCTTGGCCTCCAAGATCACCCCATTGGGAAGAATAAAGTCCGGTGTATAAACGGCCTTTATGGTGTAGTCAAGCTTTAGGGTCTCATAATCAAACGATTGTCCATTGACTTCTAACCACCGGGCAAGCCGCTCTTCGAGACGGGACCGGTACTTAGCCATCAGAACGGAAAGTCGTCGTCTTCAGCTTGATCTGTTGAAGGGTTCGGTTCAAACGATGGAGAGCCAGCCTTGAAACCATCAGAAGTTCCAAAGATAGCAGCCACATCCTCAGACTCAAGCCCACCAGAATCAGACCCGCCAGAGCTAACCAGTTTGATAATTTGAGCGCCTCGAACCTTGACTCCAAGTCCAACCTTGGTGGAGTAAACATAGGGACGAAGATCAATGATCAGCTTGGCAACAGTGCCCTTCCAGATAACGGTGTCCATGTCAATGGGAACACCATCAGTATCAATCCACGGGAACATGGGGTTGTTGCTTTCCCCGCCGTAGCTGTACTTAATCAGACCAGACTCGTCCCACTTAGGAAGTTCCTTGGTGAAACGCTTGCCAGCCATTTTGGATTCACCCCATACCATGGCCCTGTCGTAAGCTTCATCAAACTTAGCCATGTCTTCCTTTCCAAGAGAAAAGGAGAAGCAGCAGTTATTGAACTTACCAGCAGGCTTCAGGGCATTTACGTACCCTTCCAGTGTGGTGGTGATGATGTAGCGGGATTCAGACATGCGTCAGGTGGTGGTGGAGTTCAGCGTTAGTTGTGATCTGGTTGTGATCTCGGATCAACTCAAAGACATCCTCAATACTATCATCCAATGATGGATCATAGATTCGGTTGGCTTCAATGATGTCCTCCACAGTCAGATCAAAGCTGTGGATTGGATCAGCCATTCTCATCCTCAAAGAGAGAATACGCCGCGTCGTAAGCTTCGAGACAATCGACAGCATCACCATTATTTTGGAGAGCTTCGATCATGTAAGCAGCTTGAGCAAACTCTTCCACGAGGTATTCGTAGAAGTTAATCTCAATGCCAAAGGCTTCGACCTCGACCTCGTATTCCTCAAAGAGGTTTTCGATGACCGACTCACGCACAGCAAAACATTCGGCAAGTGCGGAGAAATCAGGGACGGTGCTTCCCATTAGCAGAAAAAATAAGAGGAGTTTTGAACATCGTTGATGTCCAGTGTATTGATCATGACACTCTCATCGAAATCAACTCCAAGCTGCTCTGCCCAGTTTTTGAGCACAGGCTGTGAATAGATCTCAACGAACTTGTCACGAATCGCATTCCCCATCTGATCCATGTCACAGGATCGACCCAACACACAGTCATGGATAACCGTGAAGGGTTGTTCCCATTCAGCAAAGACAAGATGAAGAAGAGCTGCATCTAGGCTGTGAACAAGGTTCGGACTAGACGCAGTTCTGGCCTTGGATAGGTCTATCTGTCGTTCATCGAAGGGCTTCAGGAGATGAGTCTGAACGCGTTGACCAAGAAGCTTGGTGTTGACCCGTTCACAATCATTCCGTCTGTATTCTTGAACGACAGGAAATCCAGAAGGTGTGACCCACTCAAGATGAGTACGGCCAGATTTAATTACTTCACCAGCAGTCTTTTGGATGAACTCCATGGAGTTACAAGGACCAGCAAAGACCTGTTTAACCGCATAACGGTAAACTGCTTTGACGATTGCTTGTAGTTCTCCTGGTTGAAGTTCAATACCCTTAAGCTCCTGACGAATGTAATCTCTGGCCGAGTTCTCAGTAACCCCATAAGGGGTGGTCATCACGGTTCGTTTTGTTACCTTCCGAGTAATGATCGGATGAAGGTGCTCAGGAAGTTGTTCCTTTGCTTTCTCGGCAACAATGGCATACCCGTCTGACGGTCTCGGTGTGGGGACAACGTTGACCATCTCCGCTGCGGTTCTGTCAAGCGCCAATGCTGATAGGTGTTGGAGACCAGAGCAAGTGGCATCAACAGACACAGGAAGACCAGAGGTTTGTTTTGTTTTAGTAATGACACAGTGGTAATACTCAATAGCAGAAGCAAGAAAACACCAAGGCTCTTCAGCACCTGACCATGTAGAGATTGTTCCTTTTGGATCAGAAGCAATCATCCCAATGAAGTCATGGTTCTCCTTTGCCCAAGTTATCCTCTCCTCCATAGGAGCTTTATCAAGACCCCAAGTAGTAGCTACTTGAAATCCTAACCACCAGTCATTGACTGGGCCTTCCTCTTGAAAATAAATAAGACTCTTCTCAAAGTCAGTACCTTGAGGGCTGAGGCTTGTGGGAATTGGATAGACCCTTCCCCGGAAATCAAATGACCAGGGAATCCAGAACGTGTCATCTTTGTACTTGTTTGCAACAAACAAACACTCAGTCGTTCGGTAGTTCTTCTGCGCCAGTGCCGAGTTGTTATCTTCGATCTCAGTACGAGCCCGTCGATAAGCAATCTTGTCTTCCTCGGAAGCAGTCTCCCAAGGCTCTGGCTTTGGCGGAGGAGGTGTTGGTTCCTCAGCTCGGAACTTACCCACCGTAAGGCGGCGTTCCATGCAGAAGTTGGCGATGTCCAGGATCTCAGGGTTGATCCGGTATGGCACCTTCTGGAGTCGGTTCAGCATGGCTAGTGCCGCGCTTCCCCGTTCTACAGAGCACCTTCTTGGAGAGCGTGTCCTGACAAGCTTATTGAGTCGCCTCAGCTCGTTGGTCAGATACCCCCCATTACTGACATCAGACCAGTCGTTTGGCTCACACAGCATGGGCCACAGGCAAGCAGCAAAGCCCTCAGCCTGCTCTAGAAGCGCCTCCTTGGCCTTGAGGAACTCGGTTGAGTAGGTGAGTACCGTGATCTCCTGTTTACCGCCCTTAGAGGCGGTCCTGGAGGCTACCCATCCCGTGGACCTAGCAAGGCAATCAACCAACCACCCTCCAACAAGGTGCCGAACAGCAGGAGACCAGCGATCTGGTGAGTAGTCCACCTTCCGCATGGCTGCCCGAAACCGTTGAACCTTGTAGAGGTAGCCTTTGTGGGCGTGGATGGTGAGCTTGGCCTTGGCAAACAGCTCTGGATGGGTTGCTTCAAATTGATCCAACATCATCTGGTCATAAACCAGCCTGCCAATGTGAGTGGTCACGTAGGCATATGTTGGCTTCTCAATTCTCCTAACACCAAGAACATCCAATACACCCTTTGCCGTAATCAAGGCAAGGATTGCCGGATCACAGCTCTTGATTGGAATGACTGCCTCCGCCTTTTCAGTAGCCCATCCTTGACTGATGCGGTGAAGCTTGCTGCTGATCTCTTCGGTAATCTTTTGAAGACCAGCCTTGATAAACGCATTCCCATAAACGGTAGAGCTGGCATAGGTGCGTTCCTCCGCAACACGGGTACGTTCTCTAAGTCTGTTAATGGCCTCGGTGCGAGCACTGAGTTCCCGCTGATACTGTCTGGCGAGTTGCTCTCTTGTTGCCATCAATCCTCAGTTTGAATGGATGCGTGGATGTTGTGCCTTGCTCGTCGAATGACGATGATGTTGCTGATGATGGAAATCAGGTTCTGAGTCATGTCGATCTCATCCTCTGACCCATCCAACCCAAGCTGGGCATTGAGTAACCTTCCGGCATCATCACCATCAAGGTCCGGATCAAGGATGTCAGCGTGTGCATTGCACCTGCCTACAAGATCCGTACACCGATCAACAGCCATGTGCTGGAGGGTATACAGGAGATCGTCGTAATCATCACTGTTTGGGATTGGGAAGGGCATGACGTCGTGCTTGGTTGAAGGTTTGAATAGCAAGGAGTTGCGCTAGTTGTTTCTTTCCAAGATAGGAATACTGAGAAAGCTTGTTTCGTTTGGCTAGCTTCCTGAGTTGCCTCCAGGTGAGGATGTCTTCCAGGTGGAGGGCAAGCTGATCGACGGTGAGGTCCATTCCGGTGTTAGAACAACGTTGAGGGCGTGGTATTCAAGCTCTGGATACAACTCAAGAGCTGCCATGATGGCGTGTGTTTTGTTGTGGGCATAGACACATACTTCCTTGCCACCTCCGTAGACCGAGTAGCACTGTGGGCTGGTCATTTTTTCCTCTTCTTGCTGGCAAGAGAAAGGCAATACTCAAGGTGGGCCTTTTGAATAAGATCCTTAACCTCCATAACTTCCTTGCGTTGAGTAAAAGCAGCCGCACGAAAGACCTCAACAACAAACACTCGTTCTGAATGAGTAAGACTCTCAGATCCAAAGCGTTCAATCTTCCGCACTACGTCCATTGGGTTGAGCATCTGAATCATGGGTTTGTTGGTAAGTAAAAGGTAGGTGGTAGCGTTGTGTTGGTTTGAGCAGGTGCTTTAGCTTTTGTGTCCGCTGGATCTCTTCCTTTGTAACAGGATGAAGACTATCCATTAGATCAAGCCAGGGGAACATCAGCATCACCAACGACCCTCAGCCCTGCGAAGCTTCAACTCTCCCTCAAGCAACTCAAGGGTCGTCTCAATGTAACCAACCTTGTAACTCGGAGAGAACTGTGGGTTGTTGGCTATGTCCAAACTGTGTTGAATCAAGTTAATCCAACGGTCTGGATCCTGCTCTTTCCATTTGATGGCTGCCTCGTCGGCATCTTTCCAAACAGGAGGTGGTGTCATTGTTGTTACTTGGACTTAAGTGGACGTGGATAAAACCAATAGTGATCATTTGGACATTCCTTATTCATTTCTTCTACGTGTTCTTTGGCTGCCTCTGGATTGTCGTAGACATCACATAGACCAGTCTCGAAAGATTCAACAATCCAAACCTCAGGGTATTTTGTTAAAGTAATCACTTATCTTCCTCCTTATTAGCTTTACCAAACAACTCAGGCTCAGCCAGTTCTGCATCCTTGATGAAGTTACGATGCCTCAGATCACAGGCCAGCGTACCAAGGGCATTGACAGCATCCTCGATCTCTCCGATGAAGCAATCAACACAGCCATCCTCAGAAGCAGTAAACTCCTCGTACTCCTTCACAATGACCCACGCAATCAGCAGCAGCTGGTCTTTGTTTTTGCTGATCCATTGGGCCTTTTGTCGATTGATCGCATTGGTGCGGATTTCCCAAGGCTCAAGTTCGATGTTCATGGTGGTGGTGGTGGACAGTCTCATTATAGCGGGTTTTGGCGTGGTGTCAAGGTAAGCCGTGGCGAGATTCTGCGGCTTGTGATTATGGGGGTCCTGGTTTTAGACAAATAAAAAAGGGGAGAAGGCTTTTAACCCTCTCCCACATGTGATGCTGTTTTAGCTAAGGATCCGCCAACATACCGTCGCTCTTCCTTTGTTGGCTGATTCGATGTGAGCAAAAGCCGCATAGCTTAGGTCGAGATCAGCACCCGAGTATGGGCCTCTGTCGTTAATCCTGACCACAACTTGTTTGAGGTTCTGTTGGTTTGTAACCCTTACTCTTGTGCCAAGGGGGAGGTACGGATGGGCGGCAGTCCACCGATAAGCATCAAACCGTTCCCCAGAAGCGGTAAGGTTGCCGTTTGTGCCATCTCCCCTGCCGTAATGGGTAGCAACACCACAACTTAGTGCAGCAATCAACATGGGCTCAAACAAACGACACCTCCCCATGGTCAACAACACTCAGCACCTCTTCACCACGCTTAACGTAGTGATAAGCTAGGTTTACTGCCTCATCGTAGGTTCTGGCAAGGATGACCATCTGTTCTTTGATCAGCTGACCGCCTCGCGGTTGACGCACACCGAAATAGATTGAAAACTGGTGTTTCACTTGCTGGCCCCTCCTTGAATGAGGCGACGATAGGTGACCCACGTCACAGCCTGAACCTGAGCAGGGGTTAGCTTCTCACCGCAGACAGAGTGAGAATCCTTAGCCACGTTTACATAAGCCCGAGTGATGGTTTGGTAAAGTGTTGCTGAGATGGATGGTGTCTTTGTTGTAGGTACGCGTTCACCTAACCAGATAGCGTAGGCGTGCCCATCAACACAAACAGTATCATCAAACCCCATGATACATCGGTAGAATGCAACAACCTTACGACCACTGAGGATAGCTTGAATGTTGTGGCTAAACTCTATGTCATCTTGATCCGTGTCTAAATTTAATATGTCAATCGCTTTCTGTTTGTTCTTGTTGAACGTACAAACCTTAACCAGTGACGGATCACAGCCTAACCAATGGGCTTTGATAATGGCCTCAGCATCCTGACAATTCCTCTCCCACTTGTTGTTTGGGCTAAGGGCTGCGATGACACCTACGGCCTGGCCTAGCGTTATGTCATAGACACATTGAAGGCGCCGCGCTAAGTCATAGGCCCGTTGATACCAGTGCTTGCCCTCTTGCATGTCAGTCTCGGATGCAAGCATAAGCATCGCCTTTATGTATCGCGTAACCGCGATGGGTTTGCGTTGTTGTGCCATCGTTTATGGGTGCGGATGGTGGAACAGGTAGGCTTGAGGCTTGTGATGATTAGTAGCGAGACTCTACCCTTAGGTGAGAATAGCCAGGAACATCTGAAGCATAATCAGGAGAGGGAACCTCACGTAGGATTCTGTTGTATTCCTTCACGGAGATACGTGCTCGCTCCGCATGGTAGGCAGCCCTACGCCACTCACCAGGAACAGCATCAGACCCACGGTATCCTTCATCCCATGCGGCCACGTAGTAGCCCTCCTCATCAATCAACGCATAGACACGGCGAGGGTTGCCGTTCTTGTCATTGTCAGCACACATGTGCTTAATCATCATTAGGTCAGTCATTTGAGTAGGACTCCTCGTTAATGCGAGACAACAGAAGATACATAAACTCAGCATGGTCTGGGTATCGTTCCCACGTTAGATAACCACAATTGATTGCAGTATCTAGAAAGGATTGATCCGGAGCATAATCACTCATAAGACAACCTCAAGGATGATACAACCGATGCCAGCAGTCAGCAACAGAAGGCTAACTGATGGAACTGTAACCGTGCCTGCAAAGACAAACGCAGCAATCGCAACAAAGGTTAACATCTCAGTAAAGATCAGAGGGGTGGAGTCTGTTGCCGTGATGATCAACAGGCATAAAGCCCAGAGCTTCAATGGTGTTGATTGCCTGAGGCAGTAGAGTCTTTGAGCCTGTCAAGTCACAGAAACTCTTAGCATCTGGGCAAACAGGATAGGCGCGTGCCCTGCCGTAGGACTCTTTGAGATCGAAGCTGATTGGCTTCAGCATGGTGTGGTGTGGTTGGTGTGAACTTGTGCCTGAGCTTATCAGGCGGTGTTGGCGGCTGTCAAGCGTTAATGCCTGAGAGTCTGGCGGATGCTGGGTGAACCTGCCTTCACGGCGGTGCCTCTCGATCCGTTGTGCCAACCATAGGCCCTAGCCCTGCCCTAGGTCAACCCCCTGTGCTATAAGCGTTTTTTATCAGACTGATAAGCTAGGCTAATCGAACAGATTTTTTTATAAAACAAGAACACGCGTACTAGCGCACGCCCACGCACGCCCGATCACACGCGCCCGCATACGCGTTACATGCATACAAAACCCAGTAGTGGCCTGCTCTAGTTACCCTAGGTGGCAAACAATAAACGCGCACGCGCACGTGTTACCTGTTGACCCCGGCATGGGGGGTGCTGGGGCCGCCACAACATGCGTAAGGACTTCTTAAATGTGTGTCAAAATTTATGGCCCCTCCAGAATCGCCTGTAAGGGGCCTCTGATGAGCCGTAGGTGTACTTACACCTGCGGGGAGTCAGAGGTGCCTTTTTGAGCCTTCCAGGGGGCACTCAAGCGCATCTCATCAAAGAAGTCCGTACCGGTTTCCGAATACACCGGAGGTAAGACCCCAGAGGGAGGCAGATGTGGTTCAACCTCCTCAATAGCCTGGTCAACGGTTTTGGTAACCTTTTGATCAATCCACCACAACTCAAGAGAAACAAGAAGCCCAAGAAAGAGGTGACGAGCCCACACTGGCCACCCCTTACTTAACGCATAGATCTCCTGAAAGGTGTTTGTCTTTAAGTCCACAACAAAGCCTTTGAAATAATGGGTAGCTCTTTAGAAAAGATCTCCCTAGCCGCTTCAGCAATCTGTCGGTGTTCAAGCTGAGTACCGGACGTAGATCTAAGTTCAATGTAATGAATCCAGCTACGGATGGTCCCGTTCATGTAGAGACGTGTTGGAGCAGCCATTGGAAGAACCTCCCTAGCGCACTCCTTTGCAATCCCGGAAGACACCATCTCCAAGTAAAGATCTTCTGCCTCAGCAAAGTGTTGAGCGATACGACGGTAAAAGAGCTGAGTATCTTCTGGTTTTAGATCATCCGTACTATTTTGTCGGTTCTTTAGATCTTGCCTACGAAGGTGAGGAGGATACAAACCACCTAGTCCTTCTAGGGTAGACGCATAGCGTTGGGAAAACTCTTGAAAGGTAAACGATCTATGACGGAGGATCTGTGGACTGATAGCCCTTGTTGTATTCACCTCAAGCACTAGGTTAGCCATCTCAAACACGGACCAATGGCCATGCCTAATACAATACCCAAGAAGCTTATCCATGGTCTCATGGTTCTCCTGGTTGTTTGGGTTAGATACCCTAGCACAATAGGCAATAGTCTCCTCTGCGTTTGGGGTTACTGAGATGAGTTTAACGATTGGTTGAGCGGTGATCATAACAGTGCGTAGTTTTTTGGTGGTTGTGGCGGTTTTGAAAGATCATGAGCTGTCCACCCAGACCCCCTTACATTTTCGTAACCTAATTTTACCATCAAGTGGTAGGTTACAGTGCTTTCAGTTACTTCTTTTAACCCATACGGATTTTCACCAGGCCTAATAATTCTATACTTGCCAGTAGGTTTATAGAACTTAGTCCAAGAAGAACCAAAACCATCTAAATGTTGTTGAACACGGTGCTTAGGCTGTATAGAGATACCAACATAATACTTGTTATGTTCTAACTCTAAAACATAAATACAAGAAGACATAGAAACAATAGCTAGTTATAGTCGGCCTGTGGCTGTGTCTTTTACACAAACAAACACCTCCGTCTTCGACTACGGTGTCTTCTCTCTGTGTCTAAACACACGAACAGGCTAACGCTACAGACCTTCGGTCTTCCGCTAACTATAGCTAGTAAAGGCCCCGGCCCCCCTCTGCGTGTGTCGTATTCCTTCCCGTGTCGGCCCCAAAACAGGGGAAGGGCTTGGTAGTCACTCCAAGCAGTCGGTCGTTCGCTCAACAGAAACCAAGTGGAATTACTCTGTGTCTTGCTATGTATGTATGTGTCTTTCCCAACTTCCTTCTCGCTTGACTGACCTGTCTGGGTCTGGCCGTGAGCTTGAATATGTTGGTGCAATGTGTATTGGGAAAGACAATGAAACAATATGGGGGAAGAGAGGAAACGCATTGGGTCGGTCTCCCCTCTTCTTTACCGCTGTTCCACACCAGAAGGCACCACTCTTCTGGTTCTACAGAGCACCTTCTATTTCGGGTAGTGTGTTACCCGCCTTAAACCCAGTAATGAACGGAGTTTTGACCACCTTGGATATTTTCAAAGGACTTTCCAAGCACAAGGCAATCTGTGGCCTCTTGTGGTGTCTCCATAAAGGCGGTCATCATGCGATTCCATTCCATCCTTTTTTGCTCAACCTGCGCCTGTTTAGCGGAGATAGCGAGGACATCCTGAAAGTACTTAACCCCAAGAGCAAGGGCGTCCACACGGTCGTCGTGTTTAACGGCCCCCTTCTCACGACACATACGGGTGAGTTGGTACATAAGCATCCGGGGAAGGCGTTCCTCTGGGGCCATGTCGGAATTGCTACGATAGTCCCACTCGATAAGGCGCTGATCCACAATGAGGCGGTGCTGGTTAAGGACAGGTTCCAGTGTGTCAATAATGCGATCCTCCTTTCGGGTCGTAGCTCGTACCTCCTCAAAGGCAAGCCCAACCTTCATCTCCTGCGCGTGCTTTTTCATGAGTTCCATCACGGCACCGTCACCGAAGTTGGATTCAATTAGGCACATCCCAGCCTTGAACTTCTTTGCTCTGCGTAAGATCTCTCGAAGGGTTGTGTCAGAGTACCCGTCTTGTGTTGCGAAGATGTCCCTGACAAACAGGAAGCCATTGATCTGTGACAAAACTACAGCAACGGTTTCGTCTTTTCCTCGTCCGGACGGATCAACGGATATAATAGTTTCCCCGTATGGGACAAATTCCGAAACAACCTTAGGCCGGTGCCATCTATCCCCAGGGAGAGCGACAGCAGGAAGGTCAAGCAGAGTTTCTTTATCGGCTCCCCATACCAAGTCGCTTGGACCCTTTTCCAAATCAAGAGATAATACTGAAAAGTCGCTGAGTTTAAGAGGAAACTTAAGCGCATCACTTAGGCTAGTATCAAGCATGAACTGGAGCATGAAGTTGCTCCGAGACATACTTTGTTCACGTTCAAGAAGGTTAATCTCCGAGAACCGTGTGTCTGTGGGTTGCCAGCGCAGGGTGTCGTGTCCCTCTTTGGAAATGTCCTTTACGAGTTGTGGAGCCAATACATCCTCGTATCCGGTCAGGTCTTTGGGGTATCTTGCTGGCCAGACAAACGGTCGGTAGTTTCTTTCTCGAAGCGTACGATAAATCGTGAAAGTAGTTTGTGGCGTGCCGAGAAACACAATACGAGAATCGCTTTTCGGTGTGAGTACGGATTCACCCTCAGTAACCAACTGCAATAGCTTTTCACGCATGAAGTCGGTAGCAGAGTTAGCGGGAACCTCAACGTCATCGAATACGATAAGATCGGCTCGGCTGCCCGTAATTTGACCGGTGATGCCGACACTTTTAACTGATGGCGCTTGAGCCGGACGACAACCGGCAACATCAAACGAAACTCGGGACCACCGTTGGTCATCGTCCACAGGGCGAAGATGAGCCAACCAATCAAACTCAAGGATACATTTTTGACAGAAGATAGTAAAGTCATCAGCTCTTTGTTTAGACGCAGAAATAACAAGGATCTTCTTATCACGGTCGTTCCATAGCGTCCACAAAACGAAGGCAGCAGCGATCCAGGATTTACCGAGTCCCCGAAAGGCTTGGATTTGGAGTCGTTTGGGTCCATTTTGAAGGTATTGAGCTATGGCCAGTTGTGCTCTGGTTGGAGAAGGCAGGTCGAGCGATTTCCATACCAAAGAAAGAAAGAGGGGAAACGATTCCGTAAGTCGCGTTTCTACGGGCTTAGAAGGGGCTTGTTCTTTTAGTTTGGGCATAGTATACCTAATAAGGGGCGGAGACCCGCTGTGGGGCCTCCTGGACGCCTCTGAGGGCATCCTAAGAAAGTCGAGTAACTTGTACTCTTCCAACTCCAGAGTTCGTTAGTCCAATTCGATCAGCAGCAGCTTTGCTTAAATCAAGACCACGATTCCCGTGATAAGGGCCTCGGTCATTGACACGAACTACTGCACACCTCTTAAAACAGACTTTAAGTCGTGTTCCAAATGGAAGTGAGGGATGAGCAGCAGTTAAGTTGTGTTGATTGAATCGTTCACCATTGGCGGTAAGACGCCCGTGAAAGCCGGGGCCATACCATGAGGTGATGACGGACAGAGTAGTTAGAACAGAAAGCATCAGATCAAAGCGAAGGACAGTGATATGACAACTCCGATAAACCCCCACAGCTACGCGCCAACTGCGGGGGCCTGTGCATCCTAGCACACTTTACTTTTTCTTTTTAGGGGAACGGGACTTTCCAGCGGAGGAGAGGCTGGCAGCAATGGCTTGTTTCTGGGGGTACCCTTCCTTCATCATCTTGCGGATGTTTGAGGATACGGTTTTCTTGGAAGAACCTTTTTTGAGAGGCATTATTTCATCTCCGTGGTATATTTTTTACCACGCCAGGTAAAGGTCTTTGCACCAGAAGTGCGGGCAGACTTAAATGCCTGATCAAAGGACTTCTTGTTGAAGGAAGCCTGCGTGGTCTTAGGTGAAGGTCCCTGTTTAGGTTTGTAATCACCGCGCTTCATAGCGGCGGAAAGGGTACCGTCACCGGCGGGACGCGGAGCCATTACAGCGGCTGCAACACCACCACGACCAAGGGTCTTCAAACCACCAACAACAGCACGAGCAGCACCAGCAGCCTTAAGGACACCTTCCATCCGCTTGCTTGCAGCCTTTGCTCCACGACGTGCCTGGGCTTTTGCTACTTCGGCTTTGCCACGGGCTCGGGCAGTTTCCATTGCATCCTTTCCAGCTCCGGTCGTAACCTTTGCGGGCGTAGCAGGCTTAGGACGACCAGCAGTGCCAGTGACACGTCCTTGTCCACCAGAACCTGCCAATCGGCCAGGCCTTTGTTGATTTTGAGCCGCAGCACTTTGATAAGGTTTGCGCTCAGCCGCCGAAGTTACGGAAGCTTTACTTACGGATTGACGATTAGCCCGTTGAGGGTTTTGGCCCTTAGTCACAGGCTTTTTGGTGGAGCGGGTACTCCGATTACTAGAGGAAGTAATTTTAGGTTTCTTAGGAGCAGCCATGATAATCAGGCGTCCACGCGGGTGACGCGGCCAGTCTTGTTGGCGACGTTGGAGGAGGGAACCCGATCAGCCTTACGGACAGTCAGGATTGCAGCCTTAGCAGCAGCCACTGTCGCATTCAAAGCAACGGTGGTGGCGGAGGAAGCAAAGGTAGCAGGAACGGTGGTCGTAGTAGTCACACCATCAGACACGTTCTTGGTGGTATGGGTACGATTCTTCAGTTCGTCTTCATCTTGACGACCAGGGGCATTAGAAATGGAACCGAAGGCGGAACCACCAGCAGGAAGAGTAGACATCTGTTTAGGAGATTACGTTTACGTAGTAGTCCAAGAAAGAACCTTGGAAAAGTTAGATAGGTCAAAAGAGTCTTGACCTACCCACCAGCTAAGCCAATGGGAAGAGCCTTTGCTTTGATTACAAGAAAGGCAAGCAGGCACAACATTACGTGTTGTATCATGACCTCCACGTGCCTTTGGGTGGACGTGATCCAGCGTTAGATCATCGGATGAACCACAATAAACACACCGGTTATTCCAGTGTTCTTTAATTGCAGCTCGCCACATCCGCTTTGCATCAGAGGAGGTCATGGCCTTAAGAAAGAAAAGGTATTCAGAAGGGTCTTTGAGAGGCATGATGCCTACTGCGGTGGATTACTTCTTCTTTTTCTTAGGAAAGCCTGCCTTCATGTTGGCATAGGCTTTAGGGGTGATGGTAGACTTCTTTTTTGAGCGAGAAGTACCCGCTGCTTTGCGGGCGTTGATGTTGGCGTAAAGCCCAGGTTTGCCTTTCATTTCTTTGTTGGTTTACCGTTGTGGCCATTTCGTGCTCGGTTCCGTTTTGGGCTTTCGAGAACCATACCCCCTTTACGTGTATGGGAAAGGTCGGGGCCACCCTTCCCAGCAATGCCACGGCGTCTACGCTCAGTCCACCGCTCTTCAGACGCATTCTTAACGTCTGGTTTTTTATTTAGTTTGCGTTGATAGGCTGCCTTTTTTGCTGCTGCCTTAGGGTTGGCCGCGTAATACTTAGCGGATTTGCTTTTTGCTTGTGCCATATTCGGAGAAGAATACTTTGTTTTCAAGGCGCTCAATTCGGGCAGTACTATTTCCCACTTTTTCAATGAGCACCTCTACCGATTTGGCAATGTTGTGAAGAGTAAGCATGTGCCATCCAAACAACCCAAGGGCAGCTGTTGCAATGGAATTACGAATAATCTCACTATTGGATGACACGTTCTACGTCCTCCAGCTCGATCTCAGGCAGGGTTGCAAAGAGTTCGGCCAGCGGTGACCCAGTAATAGCAAGACCAGTGACGTTATTTTTAGCAAGCCAATCAGCAGCTGCTTTAATGTCCTGAGTGGTGGCGGTGCCAGATTTAATACGGGCGATTAGTTCGTTAGTAACAAGCCCGTGAAGTTCATTGAACTGATCTTCTGTGGCTCTGTTCATGGTTACGGAGTAGTGTCAACCATCAGGCCATCGTAGATGGGGTAATCACTCGTCAAAACGATAGAGGTTTTAACCCATCCAATGTTAGTATAGGTCCAGCTACCGCCATGGGCGGGAACAAAAACTTGCCCAATGGTAGGGGCGGGGCTGGTAGGGAAGGTAGGGTAAACAGGATGCGACATGTCAGTTGTTTTCCTTGATTAGTTTCAATAGTTTTTGAGGGTACGTTGGATCTGTAGCATAACCCTCAAGTTGGAGCAGTTTGGCACATTCTTCAGCCGATCTGGCACGATTAACACCAGCATACTGCTTATAATCCTTGTACCACCTTGTTACAAGGGTATCAATGCACTCTTCTGGAGTGGTAAAATCACGGAAAAGGTCATCAATTGTGACCCATTCACCATCCAGGAACTCCTTTGTGGTATAAATGGAGCCAGGTTTACCCTTGATGCCAAAGAAATTGTTCTTTCCAGACGTATGTTTACCATAACCACTCTCAAGTGCCCACTGAGCAGCTACTACTTCTGGAAACTTAGCCCCACATGCTTTGGCAACAGCTTTTACGCCTTTCCAATCATTAGTAAATGCTGGTTTTGTCGGCTCTTGGATGCTTCCTTTGGTGGGTCTAAAAGTCATATACCATCCATGGCCAGGGCCTTCGACCTCCCAACGCCGTAACCAGTTCCTCCAACTATATTTAACAGCCTGTCCACCACTTCCAATACGGACATAGCCTCCATTGACGTTATTCATTTCCCCATAAGGGTCATGAAAGATGCCATATTCAGCATCAGCACCAATAAGAAGCATCCAGTGACCGCCTCCTCGTGGGGCTTCTGCTGGTCCTTTATGTAAAATACCCACTGCAACAGGGTACCCAGCCTCTAATTCAGCAAAAAGCTTGGCTTTGGTTCCCTTAACCGAAAAAATGGCCTGCACTTTATAATCAGCACAGGCCTTAATTTGAGCAGTTTGAGTGGTGGTGTCGCCGTACTTAAGAACTGTTTTCAGATAATCATCATCTGCATTACTACCAAGCAGTGCATCTGGGTGGATGTATTTGATGGCCATAGCACACGTGCTAGAAAAGCACATCCGATCACCATGTCCAGTTGCACTATCGGTCTGTGGGTAGTACTGCCGTACTGGCAACATTACCATTAGACTTACTTCAAAGTATCTTTAAGTTGTTTGATTTTCTCATCCTCAGAACGCAGGGGCTTGAGGGCATTAACCCCAGCAAGGATGATTTGGACAAGGCTGTTCTCCTTGAGCTTGCTGTTGCCAACAACCTCGGACCCAATAAACAAGCCGAAGAAAAGAAGGGTTTCCCAGGAGATTTTAATGCCAAGAATGGTAAGCATTGTTTTGTACCGTTAGTGAATTACCAGGGAACTCCAGAACCGGAGACCGGGTTACGCTGAAGATCGAGTTGCCCCTGGAGTGCATCTTCGATTTCTTTGACTTTCTCATCACCAAACTTATTGGCTACCCAAGAGGCAACAGTGAACTCATCAAGCTCACCATAGGCAATCATGGTATCAGGATCAGCAGGATCCAAGCCAATGCTGCCGTATGCACCGGCAGAGTACACATCATCGTTAGCTTGAATGGTGTAGTGAACAATGGTGATTTCACCGGTAGAGAGCACACGCTCAAGGTTTGCAACTTTCCAGGTAAAAGAGGTCGACATGGTTTTCAGAGAGTAGGAATTTCGTATTCTTGGGTGGTGTTGGCGTAGTGCTTCCAAATCACGTCCGCCGTGTTGCCTGCCCAGGATGCAACCTGAGCAACGGGTATATTAGCTTCAATCCAGCGGCTGATGGCGGTATGACGTAGATCGTATGGGCGATAAACGTGTGACACCAGATCAGCTTGCCTTAGTTGAAGCATCTTTTTTCTGAAGTAGCTTTGGTATGCCAGACGGTCCCAGGGGAAGATGTACTCACTCTGTTTATCGAGTTGAGAGATGATTTCCTGACACCGATCATTCAAGGGCACCCAACGCTTCTTGTTTGTTTTGGTACTATGTTTGAGACCGTGGGTAAGGGTATAGTTGCGGTGGACAAGGACTTTATTATCCTTAATGTCATCCCACATCAGAGCCCGTACCTCACCAGTACGCATCGCAGTTTGAAGCATAAACTCAGCATAGAGAGCCCAGTTCGTCTTTCGATACGTTTGTTTAGCAGACAAGGCAACCATAACAAGGTTAACCTCTTTGCGGGGAATCACAATCACTTCCTCATCCTTCTGTGGTGCTTTAGGCATACGAAAGGTAAGGATTGGATTGCGATCAATTATGCGGATGTCCTCCTGACTAGCCCACCGATACAAACTCTTCAGGTACATAGCAACCCTACGAGCAGATTGAGTGGGCTCTTGTTGTAATAACCACGTCAGGATTTTACGGCCATCGTTTTCAAAATCTTGGTACGGACACCTAGAAAGCCACTTTTTTGCTTGTCGGTAGTCGGACGTGAGGCTTGTGGCTGCAAGTGAAATTGAACGCTCAGCGACGAATTGGTCCCAAGCTTCAACCAGAGTAAGGGCCATGACGGCGTATGAGGTGAACTACCCCACAACCATACACGGCCCATATCAGGCTGTCAACCCCCTTAGGGTCCAAGACTACTAGCTGTCCGCAAGACGCTTCATGCCTTCGTCGTTGTTGGCGTAAAGATCGTCTAGAGCTGCAATAGCTTCTGCCTCGCCAACATCGTCCTGATTGCTCAGGTCAAGGCTGGCTTCGCAGTATTCCTCGTAGGCAGTGGTGTCAGACATAGCAGAAAATAAGACTAATTAGTTGCCCCGGATAACCGGGGACTTCAGCCCG